GACCATTTTTAGGAATATTCTTTTTCAAGCCGTAGTCGTAGATGTAGTCCGTTCCTAGAATATAGTTACCACCATAAAGCGTCTGGTTCTGCATATAAACAGCCTCCCTATCATACACACTCTGTTGGGGGGCATTGTACTTGTGGCCCTTGTAGTAGAAGCCAATGTTTCCAAAGCGAGACTCTTTCTTCTCAAAGATGATGTTGTCAACACTAACGAACTCAAAGTCAAGTACTTCGATGGTGTACTCGTCGTACCCATAGTAGTAGCGCTCCATACCTGGGTCGTACCCAGAGCCCATCAGTCGGCTGGAGTCATTGCCAAAGCGGTTCATAACCGTCCTTGCCATCTTTTCGTACTCGTCCTCGGTGAACTGGTTGCCAGCGGTACGCTTAAGTTCTGAGATGCTCATACGCTTTACGTGGCCTGCGTAGGTTATATCCGTAAAGTTTGGGTCAGCAGTAAAGCTGTGGATAAAGAATGCTGGGTCTACGTAGTCCTCAACGATTCCGTAGTTGGGGTCATTGCTGCGCTTAGTAACAGCCATACCGCAGGTAACGAGATCCTCAACATTGCGCCTAAAAATGCGCTCGTCGAAGTCGTTCCAGCTTAGCGTTAAATTGATTCCAATCTGGGCAGCAATCTCCGCAGCGGTCTTAATGTTAGTCTCAAGGAAAATTTCGGTCTCCTCAGCGGTATCTGGTAGAGCATCGGGGTCTACCTCGGTGCGAAGTCCTGAGTCCTTCGCCTCCTTTAGGATATCCTTGTTCTCGATGAATATCTTCATCTTGTTTTTCTCGTAGTCCTTCTCGCTACGCGACAAAGGATCAACAGCCTCAATGTTCGGGTAGAACTTAGAAGACAGAATCTTATTGACTACAATCTTTACAAACTTAGGAACGATAGGAACTGGTGTCCAGTCTAGGTTCACCAAAGAACCATCACCATTGTTAGGGTCAAGAGAGGTAAGTATCTGCTTGTAGATGGATGTATCTTGCGTTCCGTTGGCGTAGTCCCTAGAGATTTCAAACTCACGGAATCTTTTGCTGTACAGAGAACCCTCGTACTGGGCACTTCCCCACTGGCCGTATATAGCCTTTGCGTACTGAAGACCATACCTCTTGCTCACCTTTACATCGTGCGAGGCAAAAGGATCTGGGAACGTAGAGTCGTATGAGTTACTTTTTACAGAGTATTGATCCATTTATCGGAGTTTATGGACAAAGGTACGAACTTAACTTATCGCCTAATTTCCTTACCCTTGCGGAAGAAAACCCTGTCGTTGAAGTTTGTCTTTTTGACTTCCTTCACCTGCTTTTGGGCAGCAAGCAGCGCCAGTCCCGAACTAATTGTTAAGTCAAACTTTGTCCTGTCGTCTATCTTAAAGTTTATCCAGTCCTCAAGTGTCCTGTTTAAATACATACGTCCGAACTTACCACTCTCGTTATGGAGGCCCACGTGGTCGTGGATGTAGGACTCAATAGCCTGAGCGTGAGCTTGTATCACATCTTGGCTGTTGGAAGGTATCCCCTTTGTCTTTACGTTCATCTTTGAAGACGTAGACGCTAGATGCGCTGGGCGGTTCATAAGATACTCGTCGTACCCTCTTGACTCAAAATACCTAGCGATACCATACTTGTTGTTCTCTATCAGCACAGGGTAGCCGTAGAAGACGGCTGCCATAAGGATGTCCTCGTAGAATATCTTGGCAAGCGGAGGCCGTGAGGCGTACTCCGCAACAAACATATTGGATGGGTATTCCATAGAAAACTTGTTGTATACGTGGCAGGCACCCTTTGAGGACCTGTAGTCAAGGGTGGTGTCAAGGTCGTAGGAGTCAACACCCATAACCCCGAATGCCCCGTTGGGGGCAACGGGCTTGTTGTTCTCAACCTTTCGTTTGTTTCGAATATCGGTAGGTGCTAGCCAAGCCACACGCCACCGCCCATTAGGGTCGGGGGCGAAGATAACCTCGCTGTCCATCTTCCCGTCTTTCCATTGGAAGTTACCGATAATCACGGGGTCTGGGTACAGCTCCTCGTTATGTTGTATCTGCTCGTATATCTTCTGGATGTTAAACAGAGAACTCTTGGTCGAGTCGCGAAACGCCTCGTCCTCGGTAAAGGGGAACTGGCGTATGATCTCGTTGAGCTCGTAGCTGTTGTTCTGCTGACCCTTCCTCTCGTTCTTTAGAAACGTCCTAGCACCTATTTCCGTTATAGTGCCATCCTCGGTAAGTGTTGGAGTCTCTGGGTCGTCAACGATAGGCAGCCCGTACTGGCTGAAGAATCCCTCCATCGCATCGTATGATGGGATGAATATCTTGTACAGCCCACTCTTGGTCCTTCCGTTCTCGTTACGGTCGTTAGGGTCGGAGTCGTAGTACAGATTCCTAAACTCCCTGCCACCCTTGTCGAGCGGGTTTACCGTGGAGCCTACCATCGCCTTTCCAATAACCCTACGACCAACGAGTAGACAGGTCCTGTGGATTCTCCACACCTCTCTTATGTCGTTAGGATTCAGCCACTTACCAGCCTCATCGAGGAATAGCATATGGGTCTTGCTTCCGTCATACGCGTTGTTGGTGGTGTTCTTCCAGTTGATTATAGTATCCAGAGCCTCACCTCGTGAGGTCGTCTTGTTCTTCTTGGTGATCCGCTTGGAGGGCTCTCGGAAGGCGAGTTCCATCCTAGGATTGGTGGTTCCGTCAATGATGGGAGAAAAGAAGAATGGGTATCCCTTGAATATGGGGATGACCTTAGAGCTAAACACCGCCTCCTGGGCGTCTGTTCCCGTCTTACTCATAATACCCAACAGCTTTTCCTTCACCTGACTTCCCTCATCCACAAGCACCGCTGCGCTCATATTGGTATATCCAGAACGCCTGCACTTGGTGTATATCTGACCCAAACACCGAGGATCTGATTCGCAGGCCGAGAGGTGGACAAACAGCTTGCGCTGGAAGTCTAGGTACGTAGGGTATCCGATGTCTATACTGCTCCACTGGAGGAACATATAGTGGTGGCCAGTGATGTAGGTCTCCTCTCCGTTGTTCATAAACCACAGGCCTTCCTTGCGTCTCTTGAACTCTTGCTCAATGTAGGGGCTCCACTTCTGCTGGAACTCTCTAGGGGACTCGTACCAGTCGTCCATAGAGTTTATCTGCGCAAGCTCCCTAGGTATCTCCTGACGCTTCCACATCTGACGCTCCTTGGGTAGGTCGCTAAAGAGAAAGCTCTCTGGCTTTGGTAGCTGGATACTCAGGGACTCTATCTCAATGATAGGTCCGTCCGAATTATTCGGACAGATGTTTATCACCTCCTGCTTATCGATTACCTTAAGACCAGCCATTATCTTGCCATCCTCTCGGCGAAGCCTCCCTTGAAGTCCTTCTCCTTCTCAAAGGATCCGGACTCCTCGATGTCTCCAACAAGCTGCTCGAGCTTCTGGCGCTCCACAATAAGCTCCTTGCAGGCAAGGGCTGTGTCTCGCAGTGCGGACAACTCGCTTTTTCTTGCTGCACCAGTTAGATCAGGGTCTACTGGTTTCTTCAGCTCTTCAGTCATATTATGAATAGCCTGTTCCATAGCCTCAATAAGATTACGTGCGGCTTGTACGGTGGTAAATTTTACAGCTTTTGACATATCAGGTGGTGGATTTGCATACGCCACAGCTTGCGGCCATTGATGTCCATCTCGTAGTCTGCGTCTTTGGCGAAGTACACCACGTCGCCCACAGCGAGACCTTCTTCCTCTAGCCACTTGCTGCCGTATACGATACGGCCCCAACGCTTTTCTGGTTCTTTGAGGGTGATAATCTCTATAAAGCTCTTCTCCTTGTCGGCGTCGATATCAAAGGGCTCTAGAAATACCCAGTCCGCAACAGCAATAAGGCTACCGTCGGGCTTCTCGATTAGGTATGCCTGATTCCCCTGACCACCGAAGGGGTCGTAGTTGACGCGGTATATCTTCTCCTTAGGGTCAACGACTTGGGTGTCGTTGAGCGCAACGTGGTGATGGTGGAATATATAGTCTCCTATCTCTAGCTCAGACTTAAACTTGGCTGGAATGCCAACTACCCTAGCCTTCATAGTTCGGTGCTGGAACTCGTTGAACTTAGTATCGAGGTAAAGCTCTGATTCGCCTACTTTGATGGTGTCGTTTACAGCGCTAGGTATGTGCACGAGGATGTGGTACAATGGTATCATATGTTTAATTAAAATAAATAAAAGTTGTAAGTCGGTTACAACTAGAAGTTACAGTCGTACTCTACTATAACTGGCATACCCTCGATAGTCTTCCACAGCATAAGCGTGGAGTCCTTCTTTAGGTATATAAGGTACTTGCGCTCTCCGTGGTAGTGGAGGTGAGAACCGTCGAGAACGATTGAGTCGATCTCTCCGTCCCCTGCCTTCTGGCCGACATAGTATGCCAGTGCCTTCAGTGGGTCGGTTCCCGCAATGATTTTTCTGATAAGTTCCATTTCATTTTAATTTAGTTCAAATTTAGCCAATAATCTATATTGGTTGTATCGTCCCCTTCGGAGTCCTCGCTGTAGGCTCCCATAAGGTATGTGACCAAGGAAATCATCTCCTCCTTGGTGTCTACGTTGATGTTGGACACAGACTCCACCACGTTGTTTCCGTCTATCTGTTCTACCACTACTCCTGCTGATGCAATCATCATAAAGTCATCAAGCAGGCCTAGGTCCTCGGCTTTGTTAAGTATGTCATCAAAGCTGTTCTTTGCAAACATAAACAGCTCAATCCTAGCCATAGCCTTTTCCTCTTCATTCATACTAGAATGCGTAGAAGGCTTTGAAGTTTAGGAGTACCGTCATATTCGCTCCGAAGGT